GAGATTTTTGGTTCATAAACTGCCAACATCCGAGATGGATCGCCCACTCGGTATTCAACACCCACAGGTGCATCAAGATTGGTCTTTATAGGTGCAAGATAACCTGCTTGCAACATCACCATCTCTGCCAACTCAATGAATGAGGTTGGTCTGCCTGAACAGATGTTCATGGTGGAAACATTGTTGGTCACGGCTGCAAAGGTTGCCTGAACCACATCATCAATGTGAACAAAATCGCGAACCTGAGTTCCTGCGCCCCACACTTCAAATGGGTCTGCCTTGCGCTTTGCTCGTTCAATAAAGGATGGGAATGGGTAGTCAAGTGCTTGATCTGAACCGTATCCGCTAAATGGTCGAAGAACACTTACTCGCAAACCTTCAGCTCTTGCATAAGAGGCGAGCATTTCACCCGATAACTTTGCCCAACCATAGGTGAAGTCAGGTGTTCGGATGTGTTCAAGATTGATGTCAATTTCACGCAGTTTTTGTTGGTAGGCAAGTTTCTGCAAGAAGATTGGATATGCAGCAGATGAGGAGAAATAGACAATGTGCTTCGGGCGAGTACGGAGTGCCCATTGGAACATGTCTGCATCAATGGCAAGGTCAGAGGCAACTGACAATGGGTTTCCCTCAATGGTCATTCGCCCACCGACAATTGCCGCGAGATGAATCACCACATCAAACTGAGTCGAATCTGTTGCAAAGAAGTGTCGAACCTCTTTGCCATTGACCAAATCAATGCCTGTAATCTCGTGATTCTTGCCATCAAGTGCGCGGTGAAAAGCACGCCCGACAAATCCTGCATCACCTGTGATAAGAATTTTCATTCCATCTCCCATTCATATTCGTATCTATCAGCACCCGTCAACAAGACAGACTTTTGTTGATCCACAGCAAAGATGAACTTATCATTCTCATCAAGGGCTGCGCCAATGTGACTGATGGGGTTGGCAGGGTCGAGCAGGTAAGGCTTGCGAACTGACTTGCCCTCAACTTGGGTGTCATAGAACTCGTCATGGACAAAGCAGGAAAATTGGATTCTTGGGTAAATCATATTTCGCAAGAAGTCTTGATCTTGGGTGTAATAGTCTGAAATCTCAACCGACTCAATCAGGGCACGGATGTCCTTAAATAAGGCGCACCGAACTGTGAACATACCTGCATTGATGGGGTAATTGTGACCCGTTGGGTGGTCTTTCATGATGTGAGCATCAAGACCTGACTCAAGGAACTGCTCGTGGGCGTTCAACTCACGCAAAGACAGGCGAGCATCGGCATCGCGGAAGGCAACGATGTCGTAATCTAGCTCACAAGCAAGAAAGCGCCACAACTTGGCGGTGTGATCTTCGGGTGCATCTGTTTGAATGATTCGCACATTGCTGAACAGATTCAAGGTTGAAATCACCCAGGGTGGAACCGATGCCCCTACGAAAAAGACCAACTCGTATTCATCATCCAAAATCTGTTGGGCGATGATGGCGTTCTTGATTGCACCAACCGAGTACCGCAAATCTGACCCATAAAGTGAGAATGCAATTGCCTGTTTCATCGGCGCAGTTTCTTCAGCAAGACTTCATAGGCTTCGGATTCAATGTAATTCTTGTACGCAAGAGCATCGGCAGAATAAACTTCTTGTGCATTGACTGCCACATACCCTTCATCCCACGCTGCCTTTCCTGCCACGGGATGCATATGCTCAACAATGACATCATCAAGATAATGCAGAGAGCCTAAATCCTCGCCCAATTTCTTCCAAAAGTTGTCAAGGTAGAGATGCTTCATATTCGGCGGCACCATTCCTTGAAGGGCGCTGACAATATCTGATGTCATCGCAACCATCGTTGGAAGGCGCTTGCCTTGAAGTAGATCATTGCCGTAGGCAAGTGACGGTGCCTGTTGCAACGCCTCGATCAGTTTTGCATCCCAATCGGCGGTGCGTGGGCGGTGGTCATCGCCCAAGAAGGCGAAATACTTGTATTTGTCGGCATATTTGTGCGCCACATAATTGAGTGGCTTTGCCATACCGCGTGACTCATTATTGCAGGTGATTACATAGTCATCGCCTAATTCAAAGACATATTCATCACCCTTGGGATCGTCATAATCAACAATAAAAAGCAACTGTGATGCAGATGACAGGTCATCGTGAGCAGCAAGTAATTCAACGGCATTTTGTGGTCTGCCACGGGTTGGAACAAGTGTGATCATTTCCATTGTGATTCAATCTCCCCTGCTATTGCGGCATATGCTGCCAAGTCTACAAATGAATCCTCGTGGTCAGGTGTCTCAATCAATCGAGCTATTTTGACAAGGCATAAACACAAAGCGACCTGTGAAGGTGTTATCTCGGTTTCAAGATACACACTCCACAGGTCGGCGATGCGCTTGTGATTTACATACGGTGATCCATAGTTTTTTTGACGATCAGTATGTGTGAGGCGCTTGGCCTCATCTAAGATTTCCCCCCGGTTCATTTTTTACTTGCTACCTTTGCCAAATTCTGTTGCCTTTGGATCAAGTGCCTTCATTACAGGGCCGGCAACTGCTGCCACACCTGCAAAAAGGTAGTTCTTCAAAGGCTGATTTGGGTTTGCAAGATAGAGAGCTAAAACTGCCGCTGCACCTGCCCGAAGGTAGGTCATAACAATTGCTTGAATTTTGACTGCATCAAACATCTTTACTCCTTAAAAGTAGGCTTGCCGAATCCAACGATGAACACGGGCAAGGATGGTTGTAATTTCCCACGATTTTTCTTCTTATAGGCGCGAACCTTACGGCATACTTGCCCACCGTTGCGTTGATCGCCCTTCTTATCAGGTGCCGTGTTGCCCTCGATTGTCACGACAGTTCCATCATCTCGAACCTGCAAGACGATGCCAACATGAGAAATCCGGTCAAGATTATCTGATGGGAAATCAAAGAACACGATGTCACCTGGCGCGGGCGTGGCGCTTTCGGCATCTTGCCACTTGCCCTTGGCTTGGAACGCCTCTGCCCCTGACGGGGTAAAGGTGCAGTTGGGAATCTTCACCCCTGCTTGCTTTGCCACCCAATTGACAAAGGCTCCACACCAAGGTTGGTTTGCCTTTTGATAGTGAGTTTGATTATCGGCAGGGCCTTCAATAAAACCCTCTTCGCCACGAGCTACATCAAGAAATGCTTTAAGTTGTGCTGACATTTTGTTCCCCTTGTTTTGGTTTTGACTTCAATCCATTTGCAGAGACAATCCCTGCCAAAGTTCCTGTGAGAAATACCGTCAATGTTGCCACGAGATCAATGAAGGCTGCATCGTTGGGTGCTTGCTTCATTGGTTGCGTTACAAATACAAGCGCCCACAGGAGTGAGAAAACCGATCCTGCAAAGACGATTGCCAAGATGATGCCAATGGAAACAATCAGGCGAGCGTGTAATTCTTCGGGTGTGTATCTGTCACGGCGTTTCATCGAATATCTCCGGAAGTAGGTCAGAGGTGCAGGTTCCTGTGATTTCGCATTGCGGTTTGTTGCATTCGGGTTTTCCCCAATTTTCAAACTCTTGGCATGGGTAGCGAACCCAACCTTGATAACTGCAACCGCTAAGAGTCAGAGCGAGTAAGAAGAATGCGATATATCTCTTCAACTTGTCGCTCCAATCGTGCAACGGAATCTTTCAAACTTGATCCTGAATTTGGCTTCAACTCTGCCAAGTAATGCTTGACCAACCATCGCACCGCTGTTGCAAATGCTCCAACAATGGTGATGAGCGCAACGGCGAGAGCAGCCCAATCTTGTGCCGTCATTGATTGACTTCCAAAACATAAACAACGGCGGTGTTGGCTGGCGTTACCGCCCACACCTCAGCCGTTGCAGGTAGGTGCATCACATCGTGTGCCTTTGTTTCAACAAGGACACCATTTGTGGTGCTGACTGTGTTATCTCCGCCGATGTAGATGTCTCCATGAACATTGTGAATGTGAACTTCACGAATGATGTTGCCTGTTCCAACGATCTTTGTTGGTGAGGTTGTAACCGTCACTTGGGAAGTTCGCATGTTGCTCCTTGATTTGTGGGGGTGTTGGCTGTTAAAATCAAAATATGGATAAAACTTTCTTTTTTATGGCAGGACTCCCACGGTCAGGAAGCACCCTACTTTCTGCAATCTTAAATCAAAATCCTGATATTTATGTCACACCTTCGGCTGACACAAGTTTTTTGATTCTTTCACTTTACAAGACTTCGCAGGTTTCAGAGTCTTATCACGCAGGGTTTGCCCCTGAAGGTTATCAAAACATCATGGCAAAGTTGCCTCATGCCTTCTATGAACACATTGATAAGCCATACATAATTGACAAGAATCGCAATTGGGGAACTGCTGAGAACATAGAGGTTGCAGAACTCTTTGCCGATAAGGTCAAAATCATTTGTCCTGTTAGACCAATTCTTGAAGTCCTTGCATCTTTTGTGCATTTGGCTGATAAAAACCCTGACAACTTCATTGATAAATTTGTTCCCGATTATCCTGTGAGTCAATTCAGGCCACAAAATGATGCTCGTTGTGATGCAATGATGGCTGCCAATCATCATATTGAAAACAACATTTATTCATTGGCATCATCGCTTGATCCAAGACATCAAGGCAAATTTCATTTTGTTGCTTATGCTGACCTAATATCAAAACCTGAAAAAGTCATTCAAGCCATTTATGAATTCCTTGATATACCTGCATTCCAACACAAGTTTGAAAATCTAAGTTGGACTCTAATGCCTAATGAAAGCAAAATTTTTGGCATTCCTAATATGCACAAAATACGGCCCAAGATAGATGCGAGCAAAACTGATACATCTATCCTGTCCGAATATGTACACAAAAAATATGGTCACGCCTTAGATTTTATCTTCCCCAATGGGATCAAAGATTTTGTTTAAGACTGCAACACATTCAAAATTGCTTTTGATTTGATCATTTCCAAGGTTTCTGTCTTGATAGCTTTAGAACACTCATCTGCGTACCAAAGTTTTGACAACAGTTCAACATCGGCGCTTTCAACACCTGCAATGCTGTCGTGCTGATTCTTTGAACCTCGGTGTTCCAATAATCTTTCAGGCCACTCTGTCGGCAAAGTTTGCAAGATGCTTTCATACAGGGCGATATTTGCCTCGTATTGTGCCACTTCAGCAATTCTTGCTTGTAGAGGTGTCACCTGTGTTTGTTCTGTCATTTGTCTTGCTCCTTTTAGTTAGATGAAAGCAACGCCATATCCATTATTTGAAGGCAGCGTTGCCGGGTTTGCATATTTAGTTCCAAAGCCTGATGACCAAGGATAAGCCGTGACAAATGGAGTAGTTCCATGAGCAACCGCGATTGCCTCACCTGAAGGGCTGAAGTTAACACCCCAACCCGTACCTGTCGGCAATGTTGCTGGGTTTGCGTATTTAGTTCCGAAGCCTGATGACCAAGGGTATGCGGTTAGGTAAGGAGAATTTGCGTGTGCAACAGCAATGACATCACCTTGAGGTTTGAATGCGACTCGTTTGCCTTCCCCGGCAGGTATTGTTGCTGGGTTTGCATACTTAGTTCCAAAACCTGATGACCAAGGATATGCGGTGAGATAAGGAGAACTTGCGTGTCCAACAGCAATCGCATTACCCGAAGGACTAAAACTAACACCCCAACCTGTTCCAGCAGGTAGCGTTGCAGGGTTTGCATATTTAGTTCCAAAACCTGATGACCAAGGATATGCGGTGATATTGGGAGAAATATAGTGAGCAACAGCAATTGCATCACCTTGAGGCTTAAATGCTAAATCATAACCGACATTGCCAGGCAGCGTTGCAGGGTTTGCGTATTTAGTTCCAAAACCTGATGACCAAGGATACCCTGCAACATAAGGACTTGTTGCACTAGAAACTGCAATTGCATCACCTTGAGGTCTAAACTTAACACTCCAACCTGTGCCTGTCGGTAATGTTGCTGGGTCTGCATATTTAGTTCCAAAACCTGGTGACCAAGGATATGCGCTCACGGCAGGTGGAGCAGCATGAGCAACAGCAATTGCATCACCTTGAGGCTTAAAAGTGAGGTTCAATCCTGTACCTGTGGGCGCTGTTGCTGGGTTTGCATATTTAGTTCCAAAGCCTGGCAACCAAGGATATGCCGAAACATTAGACCCGCCTGTATGAGAAACTGCTATGTAAGAAACTAAAGCCGCTGCAAAGCTACGATACCCACGCGCAGAGGCGTTTGCCAATGTTGAAATAATTGGTGACATCAATCCCCCTTATGCAAATTTCGTTTGTGTTTCAAGAACTGTATATGTTGGAGTTGCTGCTGTCTTAATAATTGTGAACACATATGAATCAATTGAAGATGCGTTTCCTGCTGTTATCGCTGCCGGTACCTTCGGGGTGACCGCGCTTCCATCAATCTGAATCACATTTGGATAATACGCGGTTGCACCGTTGGTGTTGAGCCATACAAGGGTGATCGCATCGCCGACTGCCAATTTTGAGCTGAGAGTGTTTGAACCGTCATAACGGAAATTCAAGGTGTGGTTTGCGGTGGCATTGGTCGTGTAATACCACACCGATGCAGTTGCAACATCAAAGTTGATTGTGCCTGTTGCAGCACTTGCAACAACATTGACATCTTCTTCAAATCCCTTGATGACCAAATCTGACTGTGAAGATGCGATGGAAAGTGTCACGGTGCCTGATGTTCCGCCACCTGACAAACCTGTTCCTGCCGTTACTCCTTCAATATCTCCTGCGCCAATTGCGCCCCATGATGATCCGTCATACTTCTCAACTGCGTTTGTGTCTTGAAGATATGAAAGCATTCCTTCAGCAAGCACGCCTGACAGGGCTGTTGTTCGAGCTGCTGAGTTTGCAAACACCATCACGCTCTGTTGCATCAAATAAGTATTCACCTGTGCGGCTGTTAGAACATCGCCTGTGTTGAATAACTTGTATCCTGATCCTGCCATTGTTGCTCCTTAATCAGTAGGAAAGCACAGAGTTTGCGCCATCCAAAGTTCCTTGTGTTGCCGAGTCCAAGATGAATGCCTGAATTATAGGCTCCGCTGTGAACAATTTTGTTCCCCAAGTATTGGTTGTGATGTCATGTTGAATGCCCTGAACGAATAGTTCAAGGGTAACACTTCCCGCACCGGGAGTGGATTTTGTAATGTCCACCAAGTCAAAGATGTCTAAACTTAACCCTGCAACGATTCGGGCGGTTTCGGCATCATCTGCCAAGTTCAGCCCAATAGAGTCAATGCGGAAAACTGCATCTTTGCGTGATTGAAGAATCATCGTTGCCTGATCTAAAGACTCTGCATCTGTCTCAATCAACAAACCTTCACGCTTTCCTGAGTGAATGAAGAATGTCTCAATGCTGCTTGTATCCTGCACCGTCTGCGCGGTACCACCCACGCGGTTGACAGTCACATCATTGAAGATCAGGGTGTCATCGTAGGCAAAGTCAATGGCCTGATATGAGATTCCCGTGCCGTCATCTGCAAAATCTGTGGCAGTTCCATCTGCCTTTTGCGCCACCGTATCGCGTGAAAGGAATGTGGCGTTGCCTTCGGGGTCAATATAGAACCCACCGAACTCGCTGTTTTCAATTGTCTGCAAAGCATTGAGCAAGTCACGCTCGGTGCCGGGGTCTGCCTGAACGGTACTGTCACCTGTATCAATCACGCGCATTGAAGTTGGGAACGCTGGCACATCAAGAAGATTCTCCATGCGTGCCCCTGTTGTCTGCCCCGCCGATGTTCCTGCCACCGTTGAGATGGCAACATTGGAGAAAAGACGGAATGCATCCACGCATTGCAAGGTTACGCTTGAAATGTTTTCAAGTCCGAGTTGAAAGTTTGTGTCATAGCTCGTGATATACCCTGAGTAAAGATAGTACCGAACGATTCCTGATCCTGAGTCGTAATCTGCCCAAATGCGAATCTTGCGAAGAGGCACAAGTTTGCCGTAATAGGGAGATGAGGTGTTTGTTGGCACCCAATCGCCGTTGGTATCTTCAAGGATAACTGTTGCTGTTCCTGCCTCAAACTTGTTGAGGATACGATTTCGACCTCTACGAATTGAAGCGCGGAGTGTAATGTCTGAAACATCTACAACATCAGATGTGCTATCTGCCAGGATGCCAACGCCAAGTGGCGTTGATTCATCATCAAGAATAAGTGGATTGCCGAAGGCTGGGCCGTTGGCAAAGTCAACTGAAACTCCAAGTATAGGCAAAGCCATCAGATTGCCACCGATGACTTTGTGATCACTTGGCCATTGTTTTGAGCCTGAAGGAGTGCGTTGCGGATGCTTGAAACTAGGTCTGCCTCTGCAATCACCGATCCTGCATTGTTGACTGTGATCGTGATTCCGCCACCAAATCCGCCACCGCGTGAAAGTGGGATAACCGCTTCAGGCCCGGCTTCGCCGATCAATGCCATCGTTGGCGATGTAACGATTCCGCCGCTTGCAAGAGCAATTAAATCGCCGCCAATTGGGTTGACACGATCTCCTGCTGAACCGCCAACTGCTGCGCTGCCGCCAGCCTTGCCACCTAAACCTGCTCCTGCTGCATCTGCTGCATCTGCTGCTGCTTGTGCTGCTGCATCCGCTGCTGCTGCTGCAATAGCACCGGCTACTGCATCGGCTGCTGCTTGTGCCGCTGCATCGGTTGCTGCTGCTGCCGCTGCACCAACTGCTGTTGCTGCTTCTGTTTCGGCAATAATTGCGGCCTTTTCAGCATCAGTCAAACCTGCCATTGCATCGGCTGCTGCGCGTGCTGCTGCTGCTGCTTCTGTAACTGCTGCTGCATAGGCTGCTGCTGCATCTGCTGCTGCAACCGCTGATGCTGCTTGTTCCGTTGCCGTTGCCGATTTTGAACTTGCAAGATTTGCATTGTCAATCGCTTTTTGCGTTTCTGTAAAAGCGGCAACGGCGGCGGCGTTGGCTGCTGCCGATTGTGTGATCGCTGTATTGAGCTGCGTGATATAAGCGGTGAGGGCTGTGTTGGCTTTGTTCCAACCTGCCTCTGCTGCCTCTGCTGGTGTGATGAGAGTTCCTGAATATGAAACAGGAATACCAATTTGCTCGGTATAGGCAAGAACTTGGTCTTTTGTCAGACCCCA